TAACAAGTGGGTGGGCGAGACGGAGCGGACTATCCGCGAGATCTTCAACACCGCGCGGAAGAAGGCAGTGGACGGTGACGTCGTGGTCATCTTCTTCGACGAGATGGACTCACTGTTCCGGCAACGCGGTTCCTCCATATCCAGTGACGTGGAGAACACCATCGTCCCCCAGCTACTCGCTGAGATGGATGGGGTGGAGGAGCTGTCCAACGTCATCGTCATCGGTGCCAGTAATCGCCAGGACCTGATTGACCCTGCGGTGCTGCGCCCCGGCCGCCTTGACATCAAGATTGAAGTGGGCCGCCCGGACAGGGACCAGGCCGCTAAGATCCTCGCCATCTACCTGACCGATAAGCTGCCACTGCGCACCGACGTCCGTGGTGGTGCCGCGTACATGGTTCACCAGACCGCCGACTACATCTACCGCGAGGAGAAGGAGACCGAGTTCCTGGAGGTCACCTACGTCAATGGCGTCCAGGAGACATTGCACTTCAGGGACTTCACGTCCGGCGCGATGATAGCCAACATCGTCAACCGCGCGAAGACGTTCGCGATCAAGGACGAGATCAACCATAAGGGCGTCGGCATCACGCTGGAGCACCTGAAGCAGGCAGTGGCCCAGGAGTTCAGTGAGAACGAGTCCCTGCCCAACACGACCAGTCCCGATGACTGGGCGAAGCTCGCGGGCATAAAGGGCGAAAGGATCGCCAACGTCCGGCCGCTGCTGAAGAAGGACGCCGACGATCGTACCATAGAGTCGGCCAAGACCACTGGCCAGTACCTCTGATATTCATGATCACACAGTATCAGCAGCGAGCGGTTGAGCTGGAGTGGATCTGCGGAGAATGTGGCACCACTCCAGCTCAAACGTATCTGATCTGCACCAGCCCCCGCACCGGTAGCTGGATGCTGGCCGAGGGGCTGACCGACACTAAGCTGGCAGGCAACCCGGGTGAGTGGCTGAACTTCCTGGAAGAGCAGCGGCGGGGCGGCGATAAAATGCCCTATCAGAAATATCTGCTGCTGGCTTGTTCTATAAGTCATACGGGGAATGGTGTGTCCGGCATTAAGTTGATGTACTACCAGGCGATAGACCTGGCCAAGCGGATGGGTGGCACGCCGGACACGATACTCCGGGCACTGTTCCCGGCTGCTAGGTGCCTCTACCTGACCCGCACCGATACCACGCGGCAGGCAATCAGCTATGTACTAGCGGCGAAGACTGATGTCTGGTGGGACTATGGTGACGTTGGGTCCATCAAGGTACCCGCGTACAGCGCGCAGGATATCGCGGCGGCGAAAGAGAGGCTGGTGCGGCAAGGCGTTTACTGGGAGCAGTACTTTGCCCGGTTCGGCATCCACCCGCTGGTGATCAACTACGAGGACGACCTGCTGGCCGACTACCCCGGCACCATCCGGCGGGTACTGAGCTGGCTCGGTCAGGATGACACGGTGGAGATCGTGCCGTCCCGTCTGCGCCAGCAATCTAATGCGGTCAACGAAGAGTGGCTGAAACGCTATAAGGAAGGAGAAACATGGAACCAGTTATAGGCCCGATCATGACGCCGACTCAGGGACCGCCGCCACAGCATATCATCGGCCCGGTCACCAGATAATAGGGAACGGCTTAGTAAGAGTACCCTGGTGAATAGGAGCAGACTATTCACTGGGGTTCTTTTATGGCTACTGAATTCGAAGTCGATGAGTTCGACGATGAGACCGTCGAGGAAGCAGAGATCCGGCGGAAGATTACCGTACGCCTATCGGCTGAGCAGACCGCGTTAGTAAAGAAGCTCGTTGACACGGTGCTAATGCCGCTGTGCGACAAGCTGAGCGGTAACCCACTGCGCCCCTATCAGGTGCCATTCGGACGCCGCTGCTTCGAGTCCTTCGTCATTAACGACGGTGACACTATCACCGCATTGTTCGCCAGGCAGTCTGGTAAGACGGAGACAGTGGCCGACGTCATCGCCACCGCCATGATCATCCTCCCCCGGCTGGCCAAGCTCTACGGGCACATCCTGCCCAGCCTCCTGAACTATAAGGGCGGCGTCCAGGTGGGCGCATTCGGGCCGGTGGACGAGCAGGCCGACAACCTCTTCGGCCGCATTGTCTCCCGGTTAACCTCCGATGACGCGACGCTCATCCTGAAAGACCATGAGATAGACGACGAGGTTAAAGGCCGGGGTAAGCTCGTCTTCCTAGTGAACTGCAAGTCCTCGGTAAGGAAGACCACCTGTCATCCTAAGGCGAAGATCGAAGGGCGTACCTACCACATCATCCTATTGGACGAGGCGCAGGACGGCCACTCGAAGACCATTAAGAAGTCGGTCAACCCGATGGGCGCGGCCACTAACGCCACGAGGATATGGACCGGCACCCCGACGTACGAGAAGAACATCTTCTATAATCAGATCCAGACCAATAAGCGCGAGGCCCTTCAGCGTGGCCGCCGGAAGGTCAACCACTTCGAAGTCGATTGGAAGATCGTCGCGCGGTACGTGCCGCAGTACGAGCGCTTCGTGCTCAAGGAAATGCACGACATGGGCGCGGAGTCCGACGAGTTCCGGCTCAGCTATAAGATCGAGTGGCTGCTCGACAAGGGTATGTTCACCACATCGGAGGAGTTCGGTGAGCTGTCGGACGTCAGCGTCCAGTCCCTTGAAAAGCAGTGGCACTGGTCCCCGGTAGTCGTGGGTATTGACTGCGCGCGTAAGAAGGACAGAACAGTGGTCACCGTCTGCTGGGTGCGCTGGGACCATCAGGACTCCATGGGCTTCAGGGACCACCGCATCATCAACTGGCTGGACCTGGAGGGCGTCGCGTGGGAGAACCAGTACTTCCAGATCTGCGACTTCCTGGCGAAGTACAGCATCCATAAGGTCGGTGTCGATGGCGGCGGCCTCGGTGACGTGGTTATCGACAGGCTGCGCACGCTTATGCCGCACATCGAGTTCGTGGCAATGGGTGACGCGCCCGCCGACCAGTCGAAGCGATTCAAGTACCTGAAGCAGCTAAAGGAGAGGAAGATGGTTAAGTGGCCAGCCGGGGCCAAGGTCAGGAAGCTTAAAGTCTTCAGGCGCTTCGAGCAGGATATGGTTGACGCCGAACTCGAATACAAAGGCCCCAACATAAGGGTGGCCGCACCCGAATCCGGTGACGCGCACGACGACTACGTGGACTCGTTAGCAATGGCCGTTTACCAGACGCACGTGGACGAGGAGAACGAGGGACAGGTGGTAGTGGTCGATAACGTCTTTTTCCAGCGGTCGCGACGCGCCTGATAAACTAGGAGAAGCGACGGTGAGGACACAGGATGAGTGAGCCCTACTTAGGACTTGGCAATGACGGAGAGGGCGGTAACTACCTTTCCGCCTGGTACACCCGTGGCTACACCGCGCACCTTGGCCCAGACGGCGAGATGGTATACACCTCGCTTATCTACGCCCCGCCAGAGGACCCTACTCTAGCTGGCTTCCCTATCGACCAGGCAATGACGGTCGTCCAGGGCAGGTACTTCGACGGCGACCGTGACCCCCTGGGTGGCTTCCTCACGTTTATGCCCTCCGACGCATTCACGATCACCGACACCGACTCAGTGTCCCTGACTACCGGCGCTAGCTTCTATATCCCCCGCCGTCTACTGGGCACCGAGACATGGCCTAGCGTTGACAGTGGCGTCTCCCCGTGGGCATTTTCAATGGAAGGTTCCGGGCGCATATTCATCTACGAGGGCCTGCTGGTCGCCCGGCTGTACGCTACCGACAATCCGAACGTGGTCACCGATAGCCTCCAGCCACTGACGTACCACGTCACCGAGCACTTCCTCGGCGGGCGGCAATACGACATCACCGTGGCCACCAGCACGTCGGTCCTCCAGCTTAACGACTGTATTGTCCCCGGCAGTATCCAGCCGACAGCCTTTAGCCCCATCGACCCAACAGATGGTGCGGCCACTGACTTCGACGCGCAGGCAGTCGCGGCCGGGATAGGTACGCTTATTGTCACACCGGTCAATACACCCGTCCGCATCTTCGTCTTCGCGGCCACTAACGTGTGGATAGCGGCCAACCCGTTCCCGTACTCGCCAGCCGTCCTGTGCATCGACACATCGGGCAACGTCATTACCGGTGACGTCAGCTACCCGAATAGTAGTACCGTGCAGGTGGACTGGGGCAGTGCTATCGCGGGTGTAATGGAGCTGAGTTAGGCATGCCCAAATTTGATGCGGCAGTAGACCTTAGCCAGCTCCCTGTTATCGGGTTCGTACCCGAGATGGGTGTTGACCCGCCGCCTGACCCGGTAGACGGCCAGCAATGGTACGACCCGGTAGCTAAGACGCTGAAGACGTACGACTCGGTTGACGGCTGGACTTCTGCGGCCGAAGGGCCCACCGGACCTACTGGTGCGACCGGCTCAATGGGCGCGACCGGGGCACAGGGACCGGCCGGGGCAACCGGCCCGCAGGGACCGCAAGGCACGACGGGCGCAACAGGAGCAGACGGTCCTACTGGACCGACCGGCCCGCAGGGAACGACGGGGACGACAGGAGCTACCGGAGCAGCAGGACCCACTGGCTTAACGGGCTCTACTGGCGCAACAGGGTCAACGGGCCCCACGGGCGCTGTCGGGCCAGTGGGCCTGAACTGGCGGGGTACCTGGGTCAGCGGCACCGCCTACCTCCCTGATGACGCGGTGGGCTACAGCGGCACAAGCTATTTTGCGGTCCTGGGGAGCACGGGGGTACAACCGGACACGCATCCGCTGACGTGGGCTGTGCTGGCCTCTCAGGGCCCCACAGGGGCTACTGGGGCCACCGGACCCACTGGGCTGACGGGGCCCACGGGAGCGACCGGCCCTCAGGGTATCCAGGGCGTGACCGGCGCGGCCGGTCCCACCGGCCCGACCGGGCTGACCGGGAGCACGGGACCACAGGGCATCCAGGGCACCACAGGCACCACCGGAGCGACAGGGCCCACTGGATTGACGGGGAGTACCGGGCCGACAGGACCAACTGGGGCAGCGGGCACCACCGGCTCAATAGGGCCCACCGGCCTGACCGGACTAACGGGAGCCACCGGCCCAACCGGACCCACCGGCTTAACCGGAGCCGCCGGGACTAACGGGACCAACGGCGCTACCGGGCTTACGGGCCCTACGGGACCAACTGGGCCGACTGGCTCAACTGGCGCGACGGGGCCAACAGGAAGTACCGGATCACAGGGTATCCAGGGCGTAGCCGGGACCAACGGCAACACCATATGGTCCGGCAGCGGTGCGCCGTCTAATGGTCTCGGTGTTAACAATGACTTCTATATCGATGATATCGGCTGGAATGTCTATGGCCCTAAGGCGGGCGGGGTATGGCCAGCGGGGACATCCATTATCGGCCCGCAGGGGACAACGGGTGCATCGGGGCCAACCGGTTCAACCGGCCCTACCGGGCCGACAGGTTCCACTGGCCCGCAGGGTACGACAGGAACAACAGGCTCAACAGGCAGCACCGGACCAACGGGTCCTGCGGGGGCAGTGGCCGTCGTCTCCACCCTCACTGACGCCTCCACCGTTGCCGTTAACGCGGCGCTCGGTAACAACTTCCGGCTATTGTTCACGTCCGGTATCGGCAACACCCGGATCATGGGCGCACCCAGCAACCCGGTGGACGGGCAGAAGATTACCTTCGAGTTCATCCAGGACGCCACCGGCTCGCGGCTGGTCACGTG